GCTGCCTCAATAGCGTCACGCTGCTGTTCGCGCACCTGGTTCTCAGCATACTGGGCAAACGCCAGCAGTTCCCGTTCCACCTGATCCCGAAAAGCCCGCGCCCGATTGAACTGGTAAATCCAGCCAGGCCCCGGCTTCTCTCCGCGCGCTTTCGTCGCCTCATACTCAGTATGCAGGCGCTCCAGCTCTGCTTTAATCCGCTTCCACGCCTCGCCGTAAACGCGCACCAGTTCACTCGCCGCCCGCCGCTCATTACTGAGTAACTCACGGCGGAAGCGCTCGATGGCATCGAAAATTTCACCCTCTGGCATCACTGACCTCGGTCAAACGCCGTCAGCAACTGCTCTCCTAAATCCGTGCTGGCTGCCTCACGCTTCTGCCGCTCCAGATCTGGATCGTAACCCAGCCGCTGCAGTAGCGTATCTTGCGACACACCCAGCTGCATGTCAATCAGCGCCGCCTGGCGCTCTTGCATCGCGTCCTGCGGCAGTATCTCCTGCCAGTGCAATGCGGTGCGTAAATCATCACTAAAGCCGCCAATGGACAGCAGCCGGCGGTTCAATTCGACTAACATATCCCCGTAAAGCAGTCGCTTGGTATTGGTTTTCTCCAGCAGCGGCTGGTACAAAATTTGCAGCGCCACCCCAGACAGCGACCCCGCGCGGTCGAGGTTGCCCGTCGCCACCTCAGGCACACGGCTGACCTCATGGAGCGCCTGGCGCAGCATGTCGAGATACCGCAAACTGGATGCCAGGTCGCTTTGCATCTCCAGATTGCGCAACTCGGCGTTCTCCCCCGGCAGGATGATCGTCTCGTCCACTCCGATGCGCAAATCCCTCGCCGTGAACCCCCGTCCCCAGGTCTTGGGATGTGCGTGGAAACGGATAATCCGCGCCGTATTGCTGGCGATGAAATTGATCGCCCGGATGATCTCGATAACGTCATCCTCAAGGTCGCTCTGTCCCCAAAATTCGCCTGGGGCCGGCAGGTTCTGGCAGTCCACAATCGGAGAAAACTCATACGGCCAAATTGCCTCATTGACCGTTGACCAGGTCAACCGCTCCAGGTCTCCAACCTGGTCGACAATCCGCCAGCGCAATCCGTTACGTTCAATGACTTGACGAATACCAATGGGCTTTTTCGTCTTCGGGTCTTTGCTGGTGTATGAAATTTGATAACTCAGTATCTGCTGGGCATCATCTGGAGCAAGGCTGATGGTCACCGTCTCCGGGTCAATCACGACCAGCCGCGGATACGGCTCGCCGGACACGATCTTGACAAACACGTGCCCAGTCACGCCTCCAACCAGCGCCGCATTCTGCAGCAGGCTCATCTTGCGGTTGGCAGACCACACCGCATCCAGCCACTGCTCCGCGTCGGTCTCCTCGACCTCGTCAATCTCAAAACCAATATCCCGGCCAAAGAGAAACGACACACCCTTGTCAACGACCATGCGCGCGTAATTGATGCGCACGTTGTCATCTATTTGTCCCGGTCGCACCTTGAGCACCAGTGGGAGTTTGCCGTAATACGCCTCCCAACGTTTCCTCATTACTTCAACCCTAGATTGCTCATCACGTCCAAGTACATCTAAAAGGCTTGAGTAGATTGCATTCGGTAACATGTTCTATCTCCAAATACTCTCACCGTACTCAACACGATCTGGAACGGCAAGAGAATTAAATGCACCCGCGGTAGCATCTACCTGATCATCGTGCTCTGAGGCTGGAAAAGCGCAAATCTCATCCAGCCAGGCTCGATTCCATTCCCCTCGAACTAACTTCACCTTTCCCTGTTCGGCTCGCGCCAAAAACGCATTGGCGCGTGTAACTTTATCCTTATGCAACACCACGCCGCGGAACGCCGCCCCACTCAGTGCCGGTTCCGCCTGGAGCAGATCAAGCATCCCCCGTTGCGTTCCAACCGCCTCGACAAACTGAGTACACGAGAGACCATCCGCTCTCGCGGTATTCCCGATGACGCGGATTAAAGCCGGCCATTCCCAGCGCCCACGCACGCAATCTAACACATAAACAGTGCCGTCTTTATCCATACCCACTTTCACACCAGCCGAGTAGTCCGCCAGTGTTTTGGTGCTCGCTGCCAAATCCCAATAGCGCGCCACTCTCTCCATAGCCGGCTCGCCATCCACAATTTCAAAGAATTCCCTGCGGAACAGTGCCCCCTCTAACTGGACAAATTCCGCGTCGTATTCTTGGCGATAAACCAGCGCAGGTAACTGCTTGCGCGCCGACTCTAGTTCTTCCGCATTTAGAAACGGATTTGCGGAAGACGGCAGCTGCCATGACTGCCATGCCGAATCGCTGTCTGCCATTCGAAAGAGATCATAGAAGTAGTTGTATCCTGCCGGTGTAGAAATAAAAACGGCTTTTCCCATCCGATCTGTCAATGCCGGTCGCAATTCGGTTTCCCAAATATCCTTCAAATTCTTGATATGAGCAGCTTCATCCACAACAACAAGCGATAGTCCTTCGCCGCGCAACCCGCCCTCACTGTCGGCCGAATTAATGCTGATCCAGCCTTTAGATGCCGTTGTAAGCCGCCGCTCACCCCGCTTGATGGTAACCAGCCCGGATAGCGATAGACTGAGTTCCTCAAACAGACGCCAGCCGATCATGGCTTTGTCGAATGACGGCGCAACCCACATTACCGATCCGCCACGCAAGGCTTCTTCTAGCGCAAGTAGCACCGCCAGCCGCGTCTTGCCAAAACGACGCCCACAGCAAACTACACGAAAACGTGCTGGGCTAAACGCTATCTCCGCTTGTCTCTCGTGAAGCGCCGGCAGCCGTACGCTGATCGGCATCGACACCCCTCCATTCTACGTCAATTTTGATTGGCTGCCCGCCGGTTGTCAAATCAACGTTGTCGCCAAACTTTGCCCGCCGGGTTCGCGCCAGCCACCACTTCGCACTGTTCTCATCGCCATCCTTAATCTTGTCTATGAGGGTTATCTCAGCATAGTCGTTGATTGTCTCGGCTTCGTCTTGCATCATACGTGATAATTCTTCGTCCATGCGGATCGCCTCCCGCACGGCACCCCACGAATACCCGGCCTTGCGCGCCACGATCATCACAATTCCGCCGCTGCCTGGGATCGCGTTTTTTATCTTTGCTCGTGAAACTCTTTTGCCTCTCATAGGGTATTTCCAAACTTCTCATTCTAAAAAATCCAGAAACCGCCATTACGACCGCTCCGGGATCATGCCTCGTGAGCCCACCATGGCACCTTCTTGGCATGAAAAATATTCCGTACACTAAAAATATTATATCACGGTTTGCGAAAATCGGAACGGCGAATCCGGCAACCGGCGCCCCGGACCAGTGCACAAGTGCGCAAATTAAGCCATTTTCCTATTAAATATAAAACATTTTCTCTTAAGGGCTTTAAGGAAAAGGGGCTAAATTATGCACTTGCGCACTGATTTAAACCCGTCGGAGGTGCTTTGTGCAGTCAAAATGTGGACAATTCGCCACTCAAATACTTACTAAATGCGATATAATGTAATCAGCAAACTTTACTTAGGAGGGTGCTATGTCCGGCTATTTGGACATGAAAAGGATGGTCGACACAGTTTATGGTACAGTCTGCCAGGACTGTGGCCGGCCGGCAGAAACTTACTATATAGATCCGGATAATCCGGAAAAGCCTAACCGCAAAGGAAGATACGGCTATGAATTCTACGAGATGGTAATCCGGCAAAATTATCCCGGCACAGTGCTGAGACTTTGCCGGCGTCACTACCGCAACCGTTACCAAAACGATAAACGGCGGAGGGCGAAGGAGATGACGCGCGCGGCCGACGGCCGGCCTCAAGACGGCGTTCAATAAATAAGGAGGTGCCGGCCTCCTTACCGGCACCTCCCTTATTCATAACTTAGATTTACGACACTAGTCTTTATTAAGCAATTTGGCCAGCTGGTTTTCCATCTCGATAAGCAGCGCCGGTTCGCCGGTCAGCCGATCAACTTCCGACTCTAAGCCCTGCAGTTCGCCAAGGTTATTGAAGGCGCGTCCAGATTTAATGTTTTCGGCTAGTCGAGCTATTCTATCCTGAACAATGTAAATCGCCTGAAGCAACTCTTTTTCCTTGTGGATCCGATCGTGCTTGACTTTGTCACATGATAAACATTGAAGCGGCTTGGGTCAGAGCAATATCCTTGAAATAATTCTGGCCGTTAGCTCGGCCTATCTCATAGCCGATGGCTTTCATCCGGCGGGTGAACTTGCTCTTGGGCATAATATACCGTTCCCCGCCTTCTTTGCACCACATAACGAAAGCCTGATAGGCGTCTTGCGTCTTCAGCTTATTGCCGACCTTCAGCTCTATCGACTCGTCGACGAAGCTCCGGACAATATCGGAGTCAACCCGATACCCCTGAACGGCGGCGGTCACCTCCGGCGGGTCCACGAGGTGCCCGGCCTTTAGCCACGCGCTGCACCCCTTAACAAGCCAAGTCAGAATCCCGGGCATTTCGGCCCTGAGACAGCTGTCCACTTCGGAGCGCGGCAGTCTCCGCGCTTTGGGAATTGACCGCTCAAAGGGGATCAGCTTGACTCTGTCCCAGATAGCATTGTTCTGAGAATGGATGACCGGCTTCTCATTAGTCCGGATCCAGAGTTTGAACACCGGTTTATACTCAAACGGATTTTTGTACTTATAGCACGCCTGCACCGTGTCACCGCCGGTCAGCTGTTTGATAAGGGACTCAGATAGCCTCTGGTTCTCTTCGGCCTCATTCATATTCACAAACCGGGCGCCTTGCAATTTGGCGAGAGCCGCCTGAGTTCGATTGTCTTGGGCCGAAGAGGTAATGACTGACATATCACTCGTTTGAGCATAGCCATCCCCTAGTAAATCTTGGACAGTCTCTAGCACCGTGGACTTGCCGTTGGCTCCAGTCTCGCCCCAGCAAATAAAAAAGCATCGCTCATCTTGAGACCCGGTCAGTGAATATCCTAAGGCCTGCTGCATATAATCAATCAGTGCCTGGTTGCCGTCAAAAATCAGATTGAGAGTGCTTTCCCAAAATGGCGCCGTAGCCTCCGGGTCGTAGTCGACTGGGACAAGCTTGGTGATATAATCTGTCTTGCGATGTTCTCGGAGCTGCCCCGTCTTCAAGTCAAGGGTGCCGTTCTGGCAGTTCAGCAACCACAAGGTATTGACTCCGTCAATTTCGTCCGGGGTCTTCCGTACTCCCGGGACAGTGCTGGCCAGTTCGATGGCCGCCGAGATGGCATGGGCCGAAAGCGACCGCACCGCCCAAGCGGCAATGGCCGCTGCCTCTTTCATCTCAGTCTTGGAACGACTGGAGGTCATCCGTTGAGCCGCGTCTTCTTGGAGAGCTCGCATGCATTTAACAAAGAGTTGTCTGACAATCACATCATCTACATCAAGTTTCCAGCATTTGCCGTTCCAATGGTGCCAGCCTATACCATTGACATAAATCAAGTCTTTGCCATAGCTCTGGATCAGAAGCTCGGCGTTCATATAGTCTGACTTGTCAGAAATATCAATCGGCTTGGCCTTGGCCGCCTCAAACGCACTGTCAATAGTCTTTAGTACTTCATTTTCTGGGATATCTTGATGCTGATCTTCGATCCACTTTTTTAAAGCCGCAATAACGAAGTCCTTTTCAGCGCCCTGCCGGGCCAAAGCTAGCGCGGAGTGGTAGAGGGAATTGTTCCGGTTCCCCTTCTCAAGCAGTCCGCCTAACGGAGCATATTCAGCGCCAGTCTCTTTCATAATAAGCTCCATCAGCCACTTCGGCGCCTTGGCCAGTTTGAGGTCTTTTGGACTCTTGCCGGCTTCCCACTGATACACTGTGCCATTGGGGTGCACCGATCCTGGCAGAACGATATTCCCAGCCTCGCCGCGAATATCAATTCCCCGGCCGATTTTGCTGGAACTGTTTTGGATTTCGGCGCCCTTAGGCCAGGCAAAAAACAGGTGCCGGCCTCCGGACCCGGTGATTGAGGTCCAGGTATTGGGTACTCCGTGCTCGTCCATTAGAAAATTCCAGCTTTCCAGCCCGCCCGCTTTTGGATCTAAATCAACTACAAATACTCCGGACTCCTCGCCCGTCGCCAGTCCAAAATTGCAGTTAGGATATTGGCTATGCCATAAACGAATTATTTTTTCATCTGTCGTGGCGCGCTCTTGCCACTTTGCCAATATCGGCACTTTACCTCGTAGCGGGTGAACTCTAAGGCTAAGTTTGGCCAATTCCAGCACGTCGTCAATGTTCATCGGTATTTCCTTATGTACTCTGCTGCCTTTTCAAGCAGCTCTGGTGAGTCTTTGAAAAGTCCCAAGGCTCGGTTACAATTGCCGCATAAGAGGCGGCCAATTTTTCCGGTGCGGTGACAATGATCAATATGCAGGGCTTTCTTTTGTTTATAAATCCAGCATTTGCCGCCTTGCTGATCTGTCATATATTGGTACTCTTCAGGGCTAAGAGTGTATAATTTCTTTCTCCTATAGTGAGCACGGCTATCTTTCTTAGTTGTCTGAATCTTAGCGGACCGCCGAGCCTGGTCAGCGGCACAGCTACTACATCTTGTTTTGCTTAGATCTTCTCGAGGTTTTCCGCCGTCGACACAAAGTCCAGCGTTCTTGCGTCGATAATATAGCTTTGCTGCTTTTGTCATACCCGGTCACCCTAGAAGAAAAGGCTGCGGTCAACCGATAGAAGCCTTGTCGAGGGGCTAGCTGGTTGAACCGCAGTCTTTTCTCTTCTATCTAGCTAGCACCCTCGACAAGCTAATTATACCACTAATCAGCTCAAAAAGGAACTAACCGCCCTGAAAGCGCGGATTTTTTCCTGCGCCCGAGAGCCGAAGAGGGCGCTCACCGGCACTGACTCCGAGCCTTCTCTCCAATCGGCGATCTCAGTAATTGTATTCCAGACGTACCAGGCCGAGTTTGCCAGGTCGCCGTTTGCGTCATTGAGACGCTCCAGCATTTCGCGGGCGCCCTGGCGGAAACCATCCGCCCGCTGGCAGTAGTAGTCATAGGTATCTGCGGCGCGCACTCCCTGCTGGCGGAGGTCGCTGAGAAGTTCGTCGTTCTCGTCGATTGCGTCGAGCAAACTCATCTTCTTAGGTTTGCTGGGATACGGGTAAGCCGCTGCAAAGACAACATCGATCTGGTCAGTGTCCAGCCGGGCGCGGGTCATCAATTCGAAGGTGTCCATAGTGAGACGCTGGGCGTCGACCATCCTATCAATCAGGTCAATCCTAAAATTGAAGTCCCGGTTGATACCGGTGCGATGGTCAAGGATCGCCGTCATCGTCGCCTGGGACAATCCCGTGATCAACGTGTTTTGGCACACGACACGCACCGGCGTGAAGGAGATTTTTGTCGAGGTCTTGCCGTCAACTTTGTCGTAAACCAGGAAATACTGACGCACCGGCTCGCCGCCGATCTCAAACTCGCCGGCGTCCAGAGTGAAGAAGACTGTCTCGCCCTGGCCAAGCACCCCGATAGTCTCTAACGGCCAGCGGTCAGTCAGGCGGCCAAGCGCCTGAGCAAAATCGGTCCGCTGGACAATTTCATAATCGTTGCCGGCCAAGCCAAGAACGGCAAAGGTGTTGTCGTCCTCTGTAGGCTCGCGAACAATCGCGAATTCGCCGGGAACGTCAACCAGCTGGGTGCCGAAGAGCGTGCTAACCTCGACTTTAAGTGGGCTTTTTGCGATCGTGAAGTCCGCCCCAATCATCCGCAGCGCGTCGACAGCCGGAATTGGTTCCGGCAGCACCGTCCCGATCTGGTGCCACGCTGGGGTCCGAGTTCCGTAAAACCGTTTTCCAAATATGTTGTGAGCCATTTGAATTCCTCCTTGTCTACTAGTCAGCCGGAATGCTGAGCTAATATTATTGTACAAAACCGCGCTGGCCAGGGGAGCGGACAAATGTCATGCTTTTGCTATGACATACGTCACGCATGCGGCTTTTTATTGGCGGCGAAGGTGCTTAGTCCGTCGACCGTCGTCTCTTCCCCACCGACGCCCACCAGCCGGATCTGCTTGGGGAATTCTGGCGTCCATAGGACGCAAGGCGTCTGCCACGGCGCGCAGCATTCCCGGAAGAACTTCTCGCCCTCGAAGCAAACTCCCTGAGTAAGGCAGGTTGGCCCAAGATATTTGGCCATCTCAGGAAGGTCTTTGAGCACCTCCCGCCGGACTTGAGCGGCAATAGTCTTGATCTCGTCAGTGTTGACCCGGCACGCCCGCGTCTTGACGAAGTTGACAATGGCCTCAAGGTTAGCCGTCCAAATCAGGTGAGTTTCAGTAGCATTAGGCAGCACCTGCCTTGCGTCTTCCTTGGGCACTCCCGCCTTGATTAATTCGTCGTAGAATTCCTGCGCCCGTTCCATAAAGCTGGCATACGCCTCCTGCTGGCTGGCGAATTCTACCGTGCCGGGAAGTACATAATCGAAGTCTCTCTCTCTACGGTAGTGCTGGCTCCTTTGCTCGTAGGCATGACCGGCAGTGTGCCGGACTAACTGATGAGAAAACGCCCGGCTGACTCCGGTTACCGCAAAGCTAAAAGACACGTGCCTCAGTACCGAATAATGGCGCCTCTCGAGAATCGCGTTGACCGAGCGGGTAATCTCTTCCTCAGTCAGTTTGTCCTGTAATTGATCAACGGGGGTGTTTGAGTAGGTCATCCTTGCCGCAACCGCGATTATACGGCGCGGGTCTGGGGTTGACCAGATACGAATGATCCTCGGTTTGACCGCTGTTTGTGTCATCATTTCCTCCTAGCCATACTAGCTCAATTCCTGATTTTGAAAATAGGTATTGGGTTGGACCGACCGGTCCGCTCGCGATCTCTCGGTAGAAGACTTTGAAAATCCCGGCTTGAATGATCAGTGCCGCACAATGGGAACAGGGGAGGTGAGTGCAATAAAGCCAAGATCTTTTAATCGCAACTCCAGCCAGCGCGGCACCAACAATGGCATTCTCCTCGGCATGAACCAGCCAAAGGTGCTTTCCATCTGGTCCTCTTTGACAACCAATATCATCGCAGTGAGGCATCCCCTTAGGGACGCCGTTATAACCAACCGATAAGATCCGTCCATCTTGACTCGCAATCACGGCACCCACCTTAGCTCGGCTGGAGCATGTCGACCGGGCCGCCGCCATCTCAGCAATCTGCATTAAGTAAGTGTCAATTGTTGGGCGCATGTCGTTTCCTCCTATTCTAGCGAAGTGCGCTAATAATCCGTTTAGCTCGAATAATCGCGGTGCCACTGCTTATCCATGCCGGATCAATTTCCCACAGCTGTGGGAGCTTTTCACCTGCCGGAGTACGCGGCAGTTTATCCATTACTTCGCTAAGCACATCTGGACTAATGGTAATAATCACATCGGCACTATTGACCATCTGCTTTGTCAGGTTTTCCAGAGTCGTCCAGGCAGCCAGCGAGGCATACGGATCAAGAAAAACAACCAGCTTAGCCCAGATCTCATCCGATCCAGGCAGCCAAGCACCGGGATAAGCCGCTTCTTCGGACGGATGAGCGACTATCAGTATTCCCCGGTTTTCCGGGGTGCTGACCGGCCCAGCGTAGTTCGGCGGAAGATACTCTGGACTGACCCGCGGCACTTCCCGAATAGTTTCCATCGTCATGTCAACTATTTTTCGGAGACTAGAGTCAGTATAACTATGCTCCAAAATTTGCCAGTTATATCTGACAGAGTGTTGAATAAATAACAAAGCTTCTAACCAAGGATCAACCGGAAGATCAGTACTGTCTCGCCGTTTATAGAGCTCGTCCAAGTTTTTAGGCATGATTGTAAATAAAGCACCATTTGGCCGGACTGCCCGAGAGTGAATCCATTCCATCAGCCAAGGGTTGTATGCTGCCCGCCTTGGTCGCTTGAGCAAGGTAGCATACACATATTCGCTGACCCAGCCGCGGTCCCAGATGACCACTTTGTCCAGCTTGCGGACGTCTTCTTGAAGCATTGGCGTGTATCGGCGGTCATCCTCGTCATCAGCATTCAACTTCCGGCGTTCTACTTGATAACCTTCTCCGACCAGTCTCTGTTCAAGAGCGTTGATGAAGGTTGTCTTGCCGGCTTTTTCAGGACCTTCTACTACTATAATCATTTCAGCCCCTCCATATCAAACAAGGTGCCCTGCTTCCAGTTGTCAGCGACCGGCGCCGTAATGCTGTGCCGGCTGATAAACCGGTCAATATTGACTTTTGACTTCTCGCGATATTGGCGGGCCAGCATTCCTGGGGGGATTCCCATCCTGTCCAGATAGACGATCAGAATTCCCATGAAAGCCAGAATATCGGCAAATTCATCCGCCACGCGCTCGGCGTTGATTTGCTTGTCTTTCCACGGTTTCCAGTCCAGTTCCTGGATAAACTCAGCCAGTTCTACCATCAGCGCCAACGTGTAAGATCGCACCGCGTCCTTAGACGGGGGGTGCCCCTCGTCTGGAATACACCCCGGGTCTCCAGCCGAAATTATTTTCTGGTTCCGTGCAATCAAAGCCAGAGCATTTGACAGCCCCTTGACCAGCTCCCGACCGAACGAGCCATCTAAGCACCGCCGGTGGATGTCAAGATTCGACAAAGTTTCGAGCATATTCATGGTTGCCAAACCTCCCCGATCTTTATTTCAGTCTTAATTGGGCATTTTGTAACTACTTGCTCCATACCACGGGTCAGACACGCGCCCATTTCTTGCGCATAGTCCTCCACCTCTCGGTCAGGTACACACGACACTGTTTCATCATGGACCACGGCACCCAGATGCTTGTCTAAACCGCGCTCGAGAGCATAGATCAGGCCATACTTGAGCCCTACAGCAGCGGTGCCCTGGACAGGTGTGTTGAGAATATGAGGCGGTGAATTAGTCCGTCCGGCCAGAATTCTCCGAGCGCCGTTCGGAAGAGTGATGACCGTGACTCGCCGGTTCCGGCTGATCGCATAAGCCTTCTGCCGCATTTGGCGCAGCCCCGAGAACGCAGTGAAGAAACGGACGAACAGATCTTCGGCCTCTTCTTCCGTGATATGGCTACCGCTGCGCCGGGCATATTCGTAAAGCACCCGTGCAGACCCCCCAAACAGGAGGGTGAAAACCATCGCCTTAGCCATTTTTCGCTCCTTCGGCGTAACGCTGGCCGCCGGCTTTTGAAAGACTTGACCGGCGATCGCCGAATGCACGTCGTCATGGGCCAGCATTTCGATCAAGACTTCATCGTTGCTAATGTCCGCCGCAATCCTGACTTCGATCTGAGAATAGTCGACCGAAACGATTTTGTAGCCCGGAATTCCGCCGATAATCCAGCGGCCATCCTTGGGCACCTGTTGAAGATTCGGGTCAGAGCTTGAGTACCTCGTGGTATCGGCGCCCACCTGCCAGAAACGGGCGTGAATCCGGCCGTCTGGCTGAATGTGCTTTTCCCGCCACTCGGCCGAGCCATACATTGACTGTCTCTTGCTCGGCGCCCGATAGTCCAGCAAAGCCTGGAGCACTTGGCTATTCTCGGCTTCGGGGTCGAACTGGATTTGGTCAAGCAGCACATTTTTGGCGGTACTGTCCAGGTTTATCCCGATCTTTGTTAGTGCCTTTTTGACTTGCTGGGTGCTGCCGAAGTTTATATCGCCTAACTTCTCGACAAGCAGCGCCTTGGCATGTTCCAGCTTTTCTTGAGACTGTTTCATGTAAAGGTTAAGATTGTCTTCATTTATGGGCAGGCCGTTGATATTCATCTGGGCCGTGACCTTCAGCACCCTCATTTCCATATCCAGCGCTCGGGCCGATCCATCTTGCTCAGCCTTGGCAATCTGCTCATCCATCAACTGCGGCAGCGCCAGAACGTCAATGGCCGCATATTCAACTTGACGGCCGCTCATCTCATCGGCGCGCCAGTTTCCGTGTTCCATCGCCTTGTCAATCTCATAGCCTGTTCGGCGCTTGACCGAGTCTCGGAGACTTTTGCTAACGTCTCGCCGGCCGCTGGTTGTGATAAGCGACTCCGCAATCAGAGTGTCATAATAGTCCGACTGTTTCCAAGGCAACCCCCAGGAATGCAAAAAAGCCAGGTCGAATCCGGCCAAGTTGTGACCGACCATCTTCTTCCCCATCCTGAATGTATCAACAAGCCATTCCGGCGGCGGCTGGTGCTCTGCCACTCTGCCAAGAAGCGTTTTGCCAGACTCCCGATCATGGATCTGCATTAAAGCAACCTCAGCACCCCCCCAAGGATGGAGGCCCGTTGTCTCGGTATCTATAAAAAGCGTTGAGGCCTGTTGAAAACAATTAATCGTCTCTGGAGTGGCATTGGTTATATTTGCCACTTCAATCTGATTACCATTTTTTGTGATAAGCTTTGCGGCATTCTTAGCCATTGCAAACTCCTTGGGGGTGCTGACCGCAGGAAGCCCGGCTAGCACCCCCTCTCCTCTCAAACTACCGACCGAGGAAAGATTTGGCAGTCGCCAAAACCTCGGGATCAACTACAATCGGTTGAACAACCGGACTGGCATAGGTGCCTTTCTTTGACTTGCTCAGAGCGCTTCTGAGCTTTAGGGCGAAGTTGCCGATACCACGCTGTGCCGCGATTGTGTTTACCATTTTACCGGCATTCAAAGAAGTCCGCTTGAATTCAAGCATTCCCATGGTGCCGTATTCAACCACGTAGCAGATGTAATTGTAGGAAAAAACGCAGGGCGGGGGGAAGTTCGCGCCCGAGGCGTTCTCTTTCCACTGGGCCATCGGGCACTTTGAGCACTCGCCGCCGGGGTCTCCCTCGCCGTACAGCCCATCATTTGAGCGGCAGAGGATAGCACCCGCGTCGTCACGGAGGGTACGGTTACGGGCGAACAATAGTGGGATAATAGTTAGCTCATCGGCCGCGTCATAGCCGGTCAAGATCCACTGGCCAAACTTAGCGGAGCCCTCGACGACTTCTGCCGTCATCTGCTGCGCCAGTTTGATTCGCGGAATGACGATGTCCTCAGAGCCAAAGTTCACGGAGATAGAGAAGTTCGCAAGCTGAACGCTTGTCCGACTTTCCTCTACCGGCAAGATCTCAGTTTCCTGATCGCCGCCAACCATCTTGTCAAAATTCGTGTCGTTCATTTCAATTCTCCTTGTGTTAGCTTTCAGTAGTCCTCTCTTATAAGAGAGTTGTCCGTAAAAAGAACGCAATTACAGCCGGGACTAGAACCCCTAAGACACATAAAACTATTCGCAGTATCACCTCCTGAAGTATTCATTAGCCGGATTACTAATGTACTCTTATTATACTCCTTTTGAGAGTTTTGAGAGCGTAACAAATATCATATTTCGGGGGCGACAAATGTCACGTTATATATTCCACGAATTTCCCACCGTCCACGCCCGCGCCTCGGCCTCGGCCGCCGCTGCCATCCTTCCGGCGCTCAGGCTTCAGCCAGTCCAGCAGCGCTGCAGCAGTCCTTCCATCAATCTCAGTCAGGGACTTATGCCCTGTCAGGTATTCCTGAACCATATGCCGCTCATCGTCGCGGCCTTTGAAATATTCTGTCCAGAGGGCGCGCAGGAGCTTCATCTGCATTTCGCTTATCTGCGAACAGCTTTCAGCCTTCTTAGCTATTGCCGCTTTCAGGTTCGCAGGCTCAAAAGGGCGCTGCCACTTGCTGTTCTTAGGCCGCGCGGCCTGTTCCCGCTGCTCGCCTGCCTGCTGCTCGCCTGCCTGCTTTGCCTGTACAGCCTTATCGCCAGCCTGCTTATCCTGCGTAGGGCGCGGCGCGTTTCCGTCCGTGTCCTCATCGGCATACATTCCGGGCGCGGCAGCGTAGGCATAGCGGCGTAAATAGGGTATAGTTGAACCCGCGACTTGCGCTGCGCTTTTACCTTTCTCAGCTCCAAGTTCAAGCTCAACGCGGTTGCTGATATACTCGCCGGAGCTGTGCCGCAGGATTGTCTCAATTCCCACTGCTGCACCGCTCCCGATAACGAGCTGCGAGATGCTAAGTCCGTGCTTCTGTGGGATAGGGCGCGCATTCTCTATTACTGCTCCCAAATCCGCATAGCGGTTACCGAGAAACTTGTTTGTCGTATTCATCCGCACTGCAGGCAACTCGGCCTGAGCTTTCGTGAAGGCTGCGGCTAAGTTCGCCAGACCTTCTGACCGTTCCATTACATTGTTCCTTTCTCTGCTTCCAGCTTTGCTAATTGTTCTGCCTGCCAGCGGTCGTAAGCATCATCAACCTGCTGGTCGAGCGTCTGTAAGTGAGCAAGCGCTGCAGCGCATTCCTGCGGGCTTGCGTAGTCGCACATATGGAAGTATTTGCGCTCAGCATCGTTGCGCTCAGTGCACGCGCGCAAGTAGTATTCGGGCAGCCCGCGCCTGGTCGGGCGCTGCCACTCAAAGCAGTCGGGCTCGCGGCTTGTCATTTCAATCCATACGGTCGTCGTAGTCATTTCTGTTCCTTTCGCTTTGCATTGATTTCATCTTGATAGAGCCTGTGATGCGCCCACAGCAGCCCGCCGAATATGCCGACTGCTGCAGCGCTCCACTTGAATACGAAAAGCGCCCAATACAGCAGATCAGTCATCGCTGCCTCCTAAAATGGAACCTCAACCGGGACGATGATTGCGCCGCAAACCGCGCAGACTTCCAGCCCGTCTTTGAACGGCCACCGCTCGGATTCCGGGTGGTCACATGCGTCGTCGTCGTGCTCAAGATAGTCCAGCCGTGCAAGATAAATTGCTTCCGTGTCAAACATGCTCCTCACTCCTTTTCAAATATGCGTTTGATAAAACAGTTTCCGTTGTAAATCTCCGTGAGTCGTTCAACGCCATCTTTTAGTGTGGCTCGCATCTGTGCGAGTGCAAACTCTACAATGGCGGTGTTGGTCATGCCAGTTATGGCGTGTATCTCGTCCAGATTTTTCACGGCCTGATCGCTCAGGCGAAAGCCGTATGGTTTTTTAGTGGTG